CAATGTTGTACTTCTCAGGTCGGTTCGAACTTAGAGGGTTTGTTGTGTAGTGAGTTATTTTTTAAAATAAATAATTAAAAGTAAATTGAAAATTAAATAGGAGGTACTTATGACACCAGAATTAAAAATTTGGATTGGAAAAGTAAAGGTTGAATTAGCTAGACAGGATTTAAACCAAAGTAAATTAGCTAAAGCGTTAGGAGTTAGTAGACCGCTTATTTCTGATTTGTTTAACTATGGCAAAGGTTCGCAAAAACTAATTACTTCAATCAACAAATTTCTAGGTATTAAGTAGGTGATTAAAATGAAAGAAGAGAACTTTTATGATGCTTATAAAGATTTAATTGAAAATCGTGAAGATTGGGTTTATAAAAAAGAATTGATTGAGTTTTTGCAATATGAAATAAATCCTCATAAATATAAGAAATACATCAAAGAAATTAAACAACTTGAGAATTCTTATTTATACATTCAAGGTACAGCAAAGACTAACCAACGATTTAACAAGGTTAGGATATACAACTATATAAATTCAAAAGAAAGAGAAATGGAGAGAGTAAGCTAATGGATAAATTGAGAAGAAGAAAATTTAATGTTTACTATTGGACTTGTACTGTTATAGCTGTATGTGTGTTCATTTTAAGCAATATTGAGTGGCAAACAATACTGTCAATGCTGTTAGGAGCAACATTATTACCGTTCTACATTTTAGATGAACGTGGTAAGTTTGCATTTGAAGAAAGTGAAGAAAATGACTAGATATAAGATTAGTACTAAAAACAAAAATAAATACAGTATGAAATTTAGAGAATTATTAATTGAGAAAATCGAACAACTAAAAATCAAACCAACTGAATTATCAGAAATAAGCGATGTTCCAAAAACGTGTATTTACAATTTTAGATACAGAATAAACGCTACATTAAAATTTGATTATGTCGTTAGGTTAGCAAATGCATTAGACATTGACTTGAACAAATTGAAAGGAGTATAGGATATGTTGATTATTAAAGGTGAATATTTAAAAACTGGAAGCAATCTATTTGATCATGTGAAAAATACCAGGTGAAAACCTAGTGGGAGTTTTAGCTGGATTATATGAAGAGAGTGATTGTGATTTTGTTGAAGAATTTTTAGAATACATAAAAGATGAAAATATTTTAATTTATATAGAAAAAGAAGGAGTATAGGATGAAAGAATTTCATTATGATTATGTCACAAGAATAACTAAATGGGCTGATGAAAAAAATATTAAAAGTAAAGGTAGGTTAACTAAACAACTACTTAAATCAGATGAAGAGAACGCTGAACTTCAGAACGCTATTGAAAGCTATGAGAACGGAAATAAGGACGCTCTAATTCAAATTAAAGATAGTATAGGTGATGTTTATGTAACGCTAGTAATATCAACTTATTTAGTAAGTGAACGAGCTTATTTAACGTTTAGAAAGATTAGAACAAGCAGCAACAAACAGTTAACGTTAGTTGGCTATATTACATTAGAGAGTTAAAGTCACAGGACGCTAAAATATTCAACGTATTCACAAGCACAGAAGCTACTTTTATTGATATTGAAGTAAGATTAGCAAGCTATGTTAACTTCCTGGATATGATAGCACAAACTTATGGGCTAGAGTTAGTTGAATGCATTAAATATGCTTACGATACTATTTCAAAACGAAAAGGAAAAATGGTAGACGGTACTTTTATTAAAGAAGGAGAATAAAGAATGTTAGTAAATATTAATGAGGATATTTTAAAATTATTAGAATTAAATGACTTAAAAGAAACTGAAAGCAATAAAGAATTAATAGAGAATGTTGTCAATGCTTATATAGTAGGTGGTATTTTTACAGCTATTCAACAAGATGCAAGTGAAGTGGATGAAAAAGCTGTTAAAGATTTAATGAATTACTACGCTAAAAAATGCTTTTACACTCAATAAAGAAATTGTTAGATGAATAAAAAAAGCTCGTTGCATTAAAACAACGAGCGATAAACAAAATTTAAAATCTACTGTTATTATAGCGTAGATTAAAACAAAAATCAAGGAGAATTTAGAGAGTGAATGAAAATCAAAAAAAGGTTCTATTTGAATTAATAGAAAATTATGGATACGAAGGCTTTATAGATGACATGTTCCATTTTAGAGATGTATTCAAGTATGAAAAAGAAGATAGTGAACTTGCTAAAGCATACAAGAGCTTGACTGTTAAACAAGAATTTGAAGTGATTAAAGTTTATGTGGCATATTTGGAGGTAATGTATAGTGATGTCAACTAAAGAATTTTTAAAAGAACTAGAAGACAAAAAGTATAAAGTTGTTGAAACTGATGAAGAATACAAAATAATAAAGAAAGATGTAATATACGCTATTGTTGGTAAGAACGAACAATATAGCACTACATTTAAGAATACGCCTGTTGAATTAAAGAAACTCGTTAGAAAGTACGAAGATACTAAAATCAAAGATAGAAGCGGTTATTTCAGAATACCGTTAAAAAACTTAAATTTAGGTGGAGAGCAACTCTACATTACATTTAACAGAGTTAGTGAACAGTTCGGAGCAATGGGCAAGCTATTATTTGATAGTGAATTTGATTTAACTCAAATATTCACTAAGGAAGATATAGAGAGTGATTATTTTAAAGAACAAATAGGCGAATACTTACAATGGGTGGAGGAATTTTAATAATGACTGTAGAACAAAAGATATTGATCTTGAGAAAAAGAATTAAGGATTTGAATTTAAAGCCAACTGGATATAACAAGCACGGACAATTTCACTACTATCAATTATCAGATTTCCTACCTCATACCATTGATATATGCTCAGAAATAGGTTTATATGAAGAATATACTGAAGATGAAGAGTATAAAACGTTAGTGGTTAAGGATGTGGAGCAACCAACAGAAGCTAGAATTTTCAAAATGAAAAAAATGGAAGTCCCACCTATTTTACCTACACAACCTAATGAGAAAGTAGGGGTTGCAATGCAACGAGCAGGGAACGCTGTTCAAACTGTTGGTTCGGTCGACACTTACTACATGAGATACCTATACAGGAACTTACTTAAACTAACTGAGCCGGATTTTACTGAAATAATGGCTGAAAGAAATTCTTTAATTCAAGCAATTCAACAAAGTTTGCAACCGCAACACATTCAATCAATTTTGAGTAAAAAGAACAAGTTTAGATTAGATGATTTAACTAATGAAGAATTGAGAGAAGTTTGGCAATGGATTTTAAATCAACGACAACAACAGGAACAAAAACAAGAACAAGGAGAACAAAATAATGTTAAATAGCGTATGTCTAAACGGAAGAATAACAAGAAATCTAGAGTTAAAACAAACTAGTAATAATAATTCATCTTTAAATATTACCTTAGCAGTTGAAAGAAATTTTAAAGATCAAAACGGACAAAAACAGACTGATTTTATAAGTTGTAAAGTTTTTGGAAAACGTGCTGAAACAATAGCACAGTATTGCCAAAAAGGTGATTTAATCTCAATTACTGGAAGTATTCAAACTGGTAGTTATCAAAAACAAGATGGAACTAAAGTTTATACAACAGATGTAATGGTTAATGAATTTTCATTTATAGCAAAAAGTCAACAAGCTAATCAAAATAATCAAGCTAATCAATTTAATCAACACTTGAATAATTTTAATCAACAAAATAATCTAGCCCAAAATAACGCTTATAACGGTTTTAATAATCAAGGTAAGGCAAATGCATTAGATTATATCAATCAAGCTAACAGCGTGCAAAATAACGGCTATACAGGACAATTTAATCAACAACAACAAATGCAAATGAGTGGAACTGGTGGAATTAACAATACTAATACTTTATTTAATGATTTTGAGATTACTGAATTACCTCCAGGACTTAATCCTTTTACGCAAGAATAGTGATTTATGGTGCAAAATACAGCTAAAATCATACCACTAAATTTAAGTTTACTTGAAGTGTTAGGACAAGGCAAGGTCTATGAAGCCCTTGTCCTACAGCAAGTGGACTACTGGTGTACTATTAACAAAAATAAGAATGAGCATTATTTTGAAGGTTCTTATTGGATGTTTTCATCAGTTAAAAAAATGTTAGAAAGGGACTTTCCTCTGTGTTTTAGTTACGACACTTTAAAACGAACGCTAATTAATTTAGAGGAAGCGAACTTTTTAATCACAAAAAAATATAAAAACGGAAAATTATATCGTGTGAATTACAACAAAATATCTTTTAACAAAAATCTTAAATCAGATAAAAATATTACTAAAAATGAAAGTGATAATCAAAATTCTAGGTTAGTGCAAAATGCCCCAACCGAAAAAATAGAGGTTAGTGCAAAATGCCCTAACGGTAAGTGCAAAATGCCCCAACCAGTTAGTGCAAAATGCCCTAACCAGTTAGTGCAAAATGCCCCAACCATAAAAGAGATTAATAAAGAGAATAATATATATATTAATTATAATAACTTTATCAAAAATAAAAGACTTAGTAATAACAAGGGTTTAACTGATAAAGATAATTTATATAATCAAACCAACAACGATTTAATTTATTTTGACAAGCTAAAAAAAGATGTTGAGTTAGCAATAAGTCAAGCTAATTTAAAGACTATAGGAGACTATAATATAAACGGTGTTAGTGTTGATATAACAATAGTACAGAACGTGTTAAAAGATGTTACTGAAACACAAATTAATTACTGTGTAGAGCAAATCTTAAAATATAAACAAATTACTAATTTTGAAAATTATGTGATTGCTAGTTTATACAATTCAGTATTAAGAGATAAACAAAATAAAATTAATAATCAAAATTCCACTCTAGGTTATAACTGGTTAGATGAATAAAAAAGGAGTTGATCAAGTGTTAAGATTTTTTGCACCAATAGCGGTTGTGCCACGAACGACAGCACAACAAAAGAAATTTTCAATCAAAACTAAAACATTTTACAACACGGGAAACCTTAAGAAGTCAAAGGCAACATTGCAACGTGCATTGAGTGGGTTTCAACCTAAAAAAGAATATACAACAGGTATTAGATTAAAGGTAGTGTGGGTGTTTGAACCAACACAAAAATCTAAAGACGGGGAGAGGAAAGCAACTCGTCCCGATTTAGACAACCTACAGAAATTATTACAAGATGTAATGTGTGATATGGGATTTTATAAAGATGATGGCTTAATAACTGATTTAGAAGTTAGTAAAAGGTGGCACAAGAACAGCGGGCTTTATATTGAGATTGAAGAGGTTGAGAAGATAGACAGTGATTTTAATGAATTAATGGAGAGATTAAAAAATGGAAGAAAAACTATATAAATTAATAGATATTGTTAAAGGTGAAAGTATAGGAACGCTTTATAAGGGCGTAAAAAAGATTACATTTGAATATAAGGAAAAAGACTATGTTTTAACAAAAAATATGCTTTATCCGTTAGAACAAACTACAGGAGTTGACAATGGTTTAACGAATTCATTGGTTGATGTAAGAGTTAAGCTTATGGAGTTTTAACAATGACTAGACTTGATAAACTTATGAAAGAGTTGGAACTATCAAATAGACTGTTAGCTAAAATGTGTGGAGTAAGTCCAACAACTATTAATTTAATACGTACTGGAAATGGTTTAGGATACAGGAAAACACTCCGAAAAATAGCTAAAGTCTTAAAAGTGAATGCAAACGAAATAGGAGATTAAGAAATGGACGAAAAGAGAATTAAAGAATTAGAAATGAAAGTATTAAAATTACAAGTTGACAATGTTCTTAATGAACAAGCACTTTTTAACGCATTAAGAGATTTAGTTAATCATAGAGCAAAGCAATTAGTTATTAATTGTTGCTTCCTGGCTTATATTCTTTACAACATTTTTTTTAGATAGGAAATAGCGATGAATAAATTTAATCTGGATAAGTTAAATAAAATTTTGCTTGTATTAGGCGTTTTAACGGTCGTATTTACGTTTGGGCTGTGGTTAGGTGTATTTACTGCCAGTAACAGTTTAGAACAGCTTACAAGGGCTAATATCGTTAAAGAGCGAAAGATACAGGAACAAAAAGAAAGAATAAGAGAATTACAAGAATTTAAGCAGTTGAAGGAGATATATGGTTAATGATAGGAGATATATTTTTATTCATAAAACAGTTTTTGAAAGAACAATTTTGCATACATGAATATGTTCATGAGAGCATAGATATTTCTTCATGGAAAGTATGCAAGAAATGTGGAAGAGTTAAATTATAGGAGGATAAATAATATGCCGAATTGGTGAGAAGGATATTTAAAAATTAGAGGTAAAAAAGAGGATATAGTAAATTTTGTAGAAAATGAAATTAGATTAATTAAATTAAAAGACATTTTTTCAGAACCAGAATATCTTGAAATAAAAATGATAAAAGATTCATATGAATATAGATTTGAGCATAAAAAATCATTTAGAGAGTATTTGCATTTGAAAAATACTAGAAGATTTTTCGTAGAAAGTGAAGAAATATCATTTTATTATTATGAAGATGAAGTTTGTTATTTAACTTTAGAAGTTAAACAAGCATGGGCTATTATTATTCAAGAACTTTTAGTTGAACACAGTAAGAAATATCATGTCGATTTTAATATATATGCTAGTGAGAGTGGTATGGAATTTGAACAATATATTACTGTTGTTAACGGAGAATTGGTAAAAAATGAAGGAAGAGAATATACTGATTTTCAATTTGAAGCAATTAACCCGAAATTAGGAGGATAAATAATGAATTTTAGAGAAATAAAACAAGCTAACGAATTAATTGATGAAATAAAAAAATTGGATAGTTTTACAATGGACGTTGAAAATCCTGCGAGAACGTTAAAGGTATGCACTCCTTTTAACGAAATAATATTAAAAAAAGAACATAGAACCAAAGTTATACAAGTGCTATATGGAATTAGACGTGAATTAGCTGAAGAGTTGGAAAAGTTAGGAGTTACGGAGTATGATAACAATGATTAAAAGAGTAGTGAAACTAACAGAGGATAGGTTTTCGGGGCTAGAGCATAAAATTAATGATTTTATCGATATTACATTAGGAGATAATGAATACATTGTAGATATTAAAATTGTTAAAGTAGGAGAATATGAAGGCCCACCTAACTTGCACCGTTCTATAAATAGAGAGAATGAATTAGTAGCTTACTTATTTATAGGAGAAAAAATGGCTTAAATGTATGAATATGGAGGTAAAAAGATGAAAATTGATAATGAAGAATTTGAAATAATATTTACAATGAAAGATAAAGAGATTATTCGTGTTAATGCTAGTAAAAACACGGTTGATAATGTATATAAATTACATAAAGATCTAGACGAGCTTAAAGGCAATGTAATACTAGATTTTAACGGAAAGAAAGTTGATTTAAGAAAAGTTGATTATTTTAAATGGTATATGATTTAGGAGGAATAGTAATGAAATGGCATAAAGTGTATTTAAGAAAAATGAATGAGGAAGAAAAAGCTAATTATTATGATGATTTTCACATATATCAAGGACTTAATAAATTAGAAGAAGATGACTTAATCTGGGAAGGTGAAATACCAGAAAAATTGTGGGATCCAGTTGTAGTTATTTATAATATCTTTGATAGATTTAATAAGGAAGTAAGAGAACATACTTGGGCTGATGTAAATTTAAGATATTATCACAAAGAAATGAAGAGCGCAATTATTTACTGGGCTGAATTACCGAAGGAGGACTAAAAATGACTAACAAAGAATTAGAAAAAGAAGTAAAACGACTAGAAGAACAAATTACAGAATTAAGATTTAAGATTTTAGAAAGTAAAGGTGGGCTGATACCTTATAAACCTTATGAAGTGGAAGTACCAGAGGATATAGGAGATTATTACTATGCTGATGAAATAGGAGAATTGTATATAGTAAGAGATATAATTAGTAGTCAAGCATACAAGGAGGTATATCAACGAGGTATACCGTTTAAAACTGAAGAAGAAGTTGAACAATACGATAAGGAACGTATATTACTGTTTAAATTACATAAATGGGCTGAAGAACATAATGGAGACTGGACGCTAAATTGGAAAGCTAACGAACCAAAGTATTATGTTACGTATGACTATTATGGATTTTCAATAAAATGGAGTTATTTGTGTAACAACTTTATTAAACTACCTTATTTAAAATCACGTGAAATTGCAGAACAGTTTATCAAAGAGTTCGGTGACGAGATAATCGAGGTGCTTTACTAATGATGATTGAGTTAGGAGAACGCTTATCGGGAGTTTTAACTGATTTAATTTGTATGGCAGGTTGGCTAATTGCTATATATATGACATATAGATTTATACATAATTTGATTAAGGAGGACGATTAATTGAAAACAGTAGCGGAAATGTTAGAAGAGGTTAAGAAGTATTACAATTTGAACGATACTTTATTGGCAGTTGAATTAGGTATTAAAAGCACAGGGAATATTACTCAATGGAGGAAAGGAGAGACAAAGCCCAGCAAAGATAGATATATTAAATTAAAAGCTATGTATGATGAGGTTATGAGGTTAAAAGATGAAACGAAAGAAGAAACTCAAGAAGAGTTATTTTACGGATGTAGAAAGCCTTATGAAGTTGGAATTCCAAAAGTAGGAACAGCATTTTATTTTATATATCATAATGGCGATGTTGAAAAAGTCGTATATACAGAAAATATAGATCAAGAACTATTCATGAATACTTATTTATCTGGAAGTTTACACGATACAGAAGAAGAAGCAAAACAAAAGTTAAAAGAAGATAAGTTGATGTTTAGGATTAAGAAATGGCTTAAAGAACAGCAAGGAGATTGGAAGCCTGATTGGACAAATACTTATCAAGTGAAACGTTCAATATACTATAGTAATAGTGATGACATTTTACTTACAAAAAGTAGCTTTGATTGTAATTATATCTCTAAATTGCCTATATTCAAAACAGATGAGATTGCAGAGAAATTTATAGAAGTTTTTGAAAGAGAAATTAAAGAGGTATTATTCAAATGCTAAAAAAGTTGCTTGAGAAATATAAATTGTATCGAATAATGAGAAGTCCTTCTAGAATGTGGAGTGAAGCTTTTTTCCCTATTGGTAACGCCGTAAAAGTAATGGATGAAACGAAGTTAAATGGCAGTTTTATTTTCAGAAAAGAAAATCAGACTAACGAACAAATGGAACTAGAGGCAAAGAAAGAGATTAAAGAACGTGAATTACAAGGTTGGAAGTTGATTGACTTTGAAAGATACATTTATGAAGATACGGAAACTATAGGATTAATTATATTGATTTTCGAAAAAAAATAGAGGATTAAAAAATGGCAAATATAGAGAAGGAGTATGCATTGTATCACGGAGACGAATTAATTTTCGTGGGAACAATGAAACAAATGGCAGAGTTTACTAACAAGCGAATAACAACTTTATACAGTTATGGAAATAAGAGATACGAGAATAAAAACTCTTATTTACTAATCACGATTGAGGAGGACGAAGAATGTTAACAACGATTGCAAGTAGTCTATTTTGGTTATTGTGCATAGTAGCATTATTAATTGTTTTAGCTTTAGGGTTGCAAATATTAGTTTTAGTATTAAAGGAGTTGTCGAATGAGAGAAATGAGAGATAAGAAAGAAAGAGTAGCATATAAAAAAATTAGATATTTAGAACGTGTCAGAGATCTAGAAGAAAGTATTCAAGAGTTACATGAACAAATTAAAGATGAAGAAGCACGTAAAACAAGAGTTAAAGCTATTGATTATTCAAAAGAGCAAGTCAAAGGCGGTAACAAGAGCAGTTGGGAAGCTATGATAGATAGGGTTGATAGGTATATTCAAAAACTATTAAATGCTATCATAGAGCTTACTGAAATGAAAGAAGAAGTGTTGGATTTAATAATGAATGTGGAGAATACAAAATATAAACATCTACTTATAATGAGATATATTAGGTGGTATAGTTGGGATTATATAGAGAAGAAAATGGATATAAGCCAAAATACAAGATTGAAGTATCACACAGAAGCATTATCGGATATATATATTCCAGACTTATATAAAAATAGATATTAATATATATTAAAATATTCTAAAATATCTCAATATATTCACACATATGTTATTTATATAGTATAATGGTAGTATAAGTTTTTAAAGTTCTCTTTTAAAAATTTAATCACTGAACCTTATGACGAAAAAGTACCTTAACTGGTGCTTTTTTTATTTTGAAAGGAGGAAAAAATGGAAATACAATATATAAACATCGACGAAATAGTCGAGTATAAAAATAATGTTAAAATTCATACTCAAGAACAAATAGAACAAATTATGACATCTATTGAACGTTATGGCAATAATGATCCTATTGCTATTGATGAAAATAACGTGATAATAGAAGGCCATGGTCGTTATTTAGCGTTGAAAGAATTAGGAGAAATAGAAATTCCAGTAATTCAATTAAAACATCTTACAGAAGATCAAAAAAGAGAATATATCCTGGTTCACAACAAACTAACGATGAATACTGGTTTTGATATCGATAAACTACAAGAAGAGTTAAACTTAATCAATTTTGATATGAGTTTTTTCAGTTTTGAAAACGCTGATTTTAACGAAGATGATTTACATAGTTTATTTCAAGAAGTAGAAGAAACTAAGCAAAATAAAGAAAAGGAAGTTAAATTCTGTCCACATTGCGGAGAAGTGATTGACTAAATTATGTTTAGCGGTTAACAACGGAGAGATTAATTCTTATAAAGAAGAATTAAGTAACTCTAAGTATATTTTAACATCCTTTTACTACTTTAGAGATAAACTTCCGTTTGATGTTGACTTGCATTTAGTCGATAGTGGAGCATTTACGTTTTTTTCATCTAAAAAGAAAATTGATATTGATGAATATTTAACTGAATACATAGAATATATTAATAAGTATGACATTAAATATTTTTTTGAGCTGGATATAGATGTTTTAGTTGGATATGATAAAGTATTAGAGTTAAGAGAAAGACTGGAACGCGAAACAGGTAAAAAATGTATTCCAGTATGGCATATAAGCAGGGGAAAAGATGAATTTATAAAAATGATAAAAGAATATGACTACGCTTCTATAGGTGGAGTTGTAAATAAAGAAAGTATAGTTAATCATAAAGATACATTTCATTTATTAAATAAATTAGCTAGAAAACACGGTTGTAAATTACATGGATTAGGAGTGACTGATGCTAACGTAGAAAGTTATGGTTTTTATAGTGTTGATAGTACCAGTTGGAATAGTGGAACAAGATTTGGAAAGTTCATGAAATTCGAACAAAATAAAATCAAACATATTAAAAGAAAAGAAGACACTAGGCTTACTGATTACCATGAATTAAATAAATTAAATATTAAGCAGTGGTTAAAATTTCAGAAATATTTAGCGAGGAACGATGCATGATAGCTTTAATAGGTTGTGTAAAATCTAAAAATAAAGGTATTCACAAAGCTTGTGAATTATATAATTCTCCATTATTTAAATATCAATTAGAATATGCAAAACGTAAAACTGATAAAATTTATATTTTAAGTGCTAAACATGGTGTTTTAAAATTAGATGATGAAATAAGAGACTATGAACAAACACTTAACAATATGAACGATAAACAAATTAAAGAATGGACTTTTAAAGTCTATACTCAACTAACAAAATTAAATATTAACAAGAACGATGAAATATTATTTCTATGCGGTAAAAAGTATTACAAATATTTATCAAAAATATACACCAACAATCAAATACCTTTTGAAAATAAACCGTTAGGAATAAGGTTATCGTTGTTAAGAAAGGAATTAAATGAAATTAAATAAATTAATAGTACTAAATGGTTTTTTTATAATGAGTTTACTTGTTTCAAACGTCACAGCAAGTAAAATAATAAGTGTTGGTTCTCTAGTAGTACCAGCCGCAGTTGTCGCTTATGCTATTACATTTTTATGCACAGATGTAATTGGTGAGTTATACGGCAAAGAAGAAGCTAATAAAACAGTTAGATTAGGATTTATTTTACAAGTATTTTCTATTTGTTTAATCTATCTAGCAATTAAATTACCCCCAGCACCATTTATGGTTGAATACAACGAAGTATTTCAACAAGTGTTAGGACAAAGTTTAAGAGTTGTTATAGCGTCTTTAATAGCTTATACAATTTCTCAATTTAACGATGTTTATATTTTCCATAAATTAAAAGATAAGCACGGAAGTAAACATAAATGGATAAGAAATAATTTATCAACAATCACAAGTCAATTGATAGACACAAGTATATTTATTACAATTGCTTTCTATGGTGTAGTACCTAATTTATGGGCTTTAATCATAGGACAATTTACAATCAAGGTATGTTTAGCGTTACTAGACACACCGTTCTTTTATATTCTTACTAATAAGGCGACTAAATAAGTTGTCTTATTTTTGTTTAAACGCAGGAGGTGGTTAAAATCGCGAAAGGTAAGTACCATACATGGTTACAAGAAGACAATTTAATAAGAATTGAAAGCTGGGCTAGGATGGGGCTTACTGATGAACAGATAGCTAAAAATATGGGAGTTAACAAAACTACTTTGTATGACTGGATGAAGAAATTTCCCAACATTTCCAACTCCATAAAAAAGGGGAAAGCCCCTATTGATTTTGAAGTAGAAAACGCACTTTTCAAACGTGCTATAGGTTACGAATACGAGGAAGTAGAAACGATAATAGAAGAAATAGACGGAAAACAACGTAAGCGAATTAAGAAAATTAAAAAAGTTGCTTTGCCTGAGACTAGCGCTATGATCTTTTGGCTTAAAAATCGTAAACCGAAAGAATGGAGAAAACTTAATCCAGTTGTTGAAGCTAAATTGAACGCTGAAACTGAAAAGCTATTAAAAGAGGCTGAAAGCTTATCCAATGAAAGTACAGGAGATGTTATTTTCATTGAGGATATACCATTGGAGGACTAAAAATGAGTTTATATAGCTTAACAGGTAAAGGTTACAACGAATACTGGCACAGTAAGAATTTTTACAGAGTAGTTAAAGGTTCTCGTGGTAGCAAAAAATCAAAGACTACGGCTTTAAATTTTATTTACAGGTTATTAAAATACAAATGGGCTAATCTGTTAGTAGTTAGAAGGTACTCAAATACTAACAAACAATCTACCTACACTGATTTTAAATGGGCGTGTAATAGATTAGGCGTTACACACTTGTTTAAATTCAATGAAAGTTTACCAGAAATAACTCTAAAGAAGACAGGTCAAAAGATATTATTTAGAGGGCTTGATGATGAATTAAAAATCACATCTATTACAGTTGATGTTGGGATATTATGCTGGGCTTGGTTTGAAGAAGCATATCAAATTGAAACGGAAGATAAGTTTTCGACAGTTGTTGAGAGTATTCGTGGTACTTATGACAGTGAAGATTTCTTTAAACAGATAACTATTACATTTAATCCATGGAACGAAAGACACTGGTTAAAAGCTGTATTTTTTGATAAAGATACACGGAGAAGTGACACTTTATCATTAACAACTACTTACAAATGCAATGAATGGTTAGATAAAGTCGACGTTGACAGATATGAAGATTTATATATTTCAAATCCTCGTAGGGCTAGAATTGTTTGCGACGGTGAGTGGGGAGTTGCTGAAGGTTTAGTTTACGATAACGTTGTTATAGAAAATTTTGATTTTAAGCAGTTATTACCTACTCATAAATTAGCAGTAGGGCTTGACTTTGGTTTTGTTCACGATCCAACAGCATTAATTGTATTTTTAATCGGTGATAGAGATATTTATATATTTGATGAAGCATATCAGAAAGGCTTAAGCACTAAAGAAATAGCTAAAATGATTAAAGATAAAGGATATAGCAACAGCTTAATCATTGGTGATAGTGCTGAAGGTAGATTGATAAGTGAGTTAAAGTCAGAGCATGGAATTAAAAGACTTAAGAAGTCAAGGAAAGGTAGAGACAGTATCAACGCTGGTATCTCTAAAATACAAGGATATACAATTCATGTATTACCAAAATGTGAAAATACAATTAATGAGTTATTTTCTTATTCTTATCAACAAGATAAGGACGGTAGGTGGCTTAATATCCCGATAGATGATAACAACCACTTAATGGATGCTATGAGATATGGTATGCAAGTTCTAGACACTAACAGAACTAAGAAATTGAAAAGGAGTGATATTTTTGGATAAAGTTTTTAAACTGCCAGTTGATACTGTTATTGATGAGCAGTTAGTTGAAAGATTAATAAAAAAACATGCTAAGTTAGTTGAATTTTATACTAGCATGGATAAGTATTATAAAGGAAAACATGATATAGTTGCACCTAACAATAGTGAATATAACAAAACGATTGAAGTTATTTCTAACAGAACAAAGTATATCGTTGATATATATAACGGATATTTCCTGGGAAGTCCTATTAAATTAAAATGTGATGATGAAAGTTTACTAGATGAACTTGAAAACCTTGATAGAATTAATCAAGCTAATCAAGTTAACAGAGTAATTAGCAAGAATATGGCTAAGTATGGACATGCTTTTGATCTAGTATTTAATGATGAAGAAGCTAATGTTAACTATACTTATTTGGATAACAAAGAAGTAATTTACGTTTATGACAACACTATACTTGAACGTCCTTTATTTGCTGTTCACTACACAAATTCAAAAGACTTCGCAACAGAAAAATCATATGTTACTGGGACTGTTTATACTAAGAATGAGCGTATCTCGTTTGATAATAAAAGAGGTCGTGTATTTTTTGGAGAAAGATTTAACAATCCGTTTAATGAAGTGCAAATAACTGAATATATTGAGAATGATGAACGTATTGGAGCAATTGAGCCGTTAGCAAGCTTACAAGATGGATACAATCAAGGACTATCAGACAAAGCTACAGCTAACTCTTATTTTGCTGACTGCTATCTTAAAATCGTTGGTGTAGATTTAGATGAAGAAGATTACACGGAGTTTGAAGACGAACATCAAATTAAAGAAAGTAATAAACTTGTTGCTGATTTAAAACAAGAAAGAATTATTTATATACCACGTGTTCAAGACGGTGCACAGCCTCAAATAGAATTCCTTTCTAAGCCGTCAAATGATACTGGAGAAGAAAATCTATTAGATAGAATTAAAGATGATATGCATACAATTTCACATATCCCAGATTTCAAGAACTTATCATTTAGTAATACAAGTGCTGAAGCTATTAGGTTAGCAATGTGGGATTTAGACAACGTTTGTATGGAGAAAGAAGACAACTTCAAAGAAGGTCTACACAGACGTTACAAATTAATTTCTATAGGTAAGAATAACGTTAAATTAGTTGATACAAACACTGATTTTGAGATTGATTTTATATTCAGTAGAAATATTCCTCAAAACGTTACAGCTGAGCTTGATAATGCAATTAAGGCAAGAACTTTCTTATCTCAAGAGACAGTACTTGAGATGATACCATCAGTAGTGCCAGATGTACAATCTGAGATTAAACGTATTGAAGATGAAGCGAAAAAGAATATCAATAATATGTTTAATTTAGAAGGTGAAGAGCATGACGAACACGAACACAGACACAACGAAGAAGTATAGCGATGAATACTGGCAAAAAGAACGTGTTATTGTTGGTATGGAACGTAATAAAAAGGAAACATTAAAGGTAATTAAAGATGTTAACGTAGAGTATAAGAAAAAGTTAAAAGAGATCAAGTATGAAATAGCTGATTTTTACGCTAAATTTGGCAAAGATGATGTACTTGACTACAGCAAAATTACTAGCAAACTTGATGATAAAGACTTTAATACAATGATTAGAGACTGGGACAAGTTCGTAAAGAAATATCCAGATATGGAACGATACAGAGATATTAGGATGAATTACTACAAATTAGATAGGTTGCAAGGCTTAAGCAATAGAATAGCGTTACACGTTGCTGAATTAGGAAAGACCGAAGAGGAAATGTTAAAAGGTACTTTAAGAGGTACATTTAAAAAAGCATTTAACAACATTACTAATTTATTTAAGAAACAAGGAAAGATTAACAGAGATGTTGAACCTTTAAAAGATAAAAGAATTGACGCTTTAATCAAACAAAAATGGTTAGATGTTAACAATTACAGCGACAACACATGGAAAAACAAAGCTAAATTACAAAATTATCTTGATAAGACTTTAATTACTGATATGGCGACAGGTAAAAGTTATGAGGAGATTTATAAAAATCTTGCTCATGAAATGGAAACTACATTTAGTAACGCTAAAAGATTAATTCATACTGAAATGGCACACGTCCAAAACATGGCCCATTTAGAAGGTATTAAGAAAGCTGATTTTAACGGTTTTAAAATTGTTGCAACGCTTGATAGTAGAACTTCTAGCATCTGTAGAGGTAAAAACGGTAAAACTGAATACGTCAAAGATTATCAAGTTGGAGTAACAGCCCCACCATTTCATCCTTATTGTAGGTCGACTATATTCGGTGTCGATAAAGATGAAGAAGACGAAAAAATCATTGACAAACAACCTTATAAGCTTGATAATGAAAGTAAAGAATACACTATTGATGAGTTAAGAAAAGTAGGTAAGACTGTTCACAAAGACTTTTTAAAAGTAACTAATCATATAGCAAGAGCTGAAGAAATACAAACAATCAAAAATCGATATAATGATGTTGTTAAGAAGTTTAAGGGAACTACTTCTAGTGAAGAAAAGGAAGAATTAAAAATCAAAGCTGATGAACTGTATGAAAGATATCATGATGTTTACAATAGAAGTATTATAGATAATGCTAAGGAGTTAAAACAAGTATTATCTAAATATAGAAAAGTTGGAGCTATTGATATTGACTACACAGGGCATTTAAAAAACAGTAGAGCTGATAAACTAATTAAACAAGCTTATGACTTTTTGCCTACTGATTGGATTAAGACTTCAATCAATAATGGACCTTTAAAGACTGGAATTGTTAAGCGTGGATATTATTCTCCAGGTGTGCTTAAATTATCTGGGAAAGCTGATAATCGTATGATTGAGACAGCGATACATGAATTAATGCATAGATTAGAGGATGTCAATCCTAATTTTGTTAAGCATGAGACAGAATTCTATGAACACAGAACAAGTGGGGAAAAATTAGTGAAACTTTCAGAAGTAACGGGTATTAACTATGCTAGTCACGAAGTGACAAAAGTCGATAATTTTGTCGAACCATATATGGGGAAATCTTATGGTGGTGAAGCTTACGAACTTTTATCTATGGGAGTTCAATATTTGTATGCACGCCCTAACGAACTTCTGAAAGATAAAGAGATGACTGAGTGGGTTCTTGGAATATTAGCAACATTGTAGGAGGTATTTTATGAGATATTTAAGAGGAACTGTTAAAATCAACGGTATTAGCTTTAATTTAGATATTACAGAGAAAAACAATAAATTATATCAAAATAATAAAGAACTAACTAAGTTTGATTTACCTATTGAATTACAAGAGATCAATTTAATAGGTGGAACTTATAGTTTAGAGGAGCTTTCTATTGAGAACATTAAATTGAATGCTGATAAATATGGAGATATTGACAGTAATGTTGAAATAGAAGTGCCAACAGAGGGCAACGACAAAGATTTAATTTATTAGCGCATTGTATTAGCCTTAAATTCATGTTAAAATAAAAACAAATGAAGGAGGACTAATATATTATGAAATGCGAAAAATGTGGTTCAGAAAACGTAACAGTACAACTTATCAACAAGCAAGAATTACAACACGATAAACCAGGTTGTTTATGGTGGGGATTAATAGGTTGGTGGTGGATACCATTTAAATGGGTATTCTTAACTTTATTTGCGATACTGTTAAAAGCCTTAAGGCCTAAAAATAAACTAGTAAATATAGTGGAAAGCTACAAAGTTTGTAATAATTGTGGTCACCACTGGCAGTAAGTCAACTATTATTAGTTGGCTTTTTATTATGCCTAAAAACTGAATATTAAACTAAGTCAATCAGAAATGGTTGGCTTTTTATTTTGCCCTAAGCAAGGCGTTAAAAGGCATACTCATACGGAGTATAACTGGATTCATTCATAAAAACATCAAATAAACTCATACGGAGTATAAATGGAGGTAAAAAACTATGCCAGAAGAGGTAAACAACACACAAGAACAACAAGAAGTACAGGCACAGCCTACAGAAGCGGTAAAAGAAACTAAAGAAGCTAGCACTAAGGTTGAATTTACTGAAGCACAACAAGAACATATTAACAAGTTGATTTCTCAACAGCGTTCAAAAGCTATAGACGAGTTCAAAAAAACAGAAGAAGAGAAGAAGAGTGAAGCTAAGAAACTAAGCAAAATGAACGATTATGAGAAATTACAATATGACTTTGAAAAGATTAAAGCTGAACTTGAAAAAGTTAACGAGGTAAAAGCTCGCTATGAAATGGAAAAAGTAGCTACAGAAATTTTGAGCGAAAACAATTTACCAGCTAACAAGCAAGTATTAGATTTTGTTGTTCGTGCTGACGCTGAGCAAACACAAGAAGCTATTAAGGTTTTATCAAAATTAGTAAACGATACAGCTGAGAAGCTTCTGAAAGATAGAAATAAAGGTGAAGTTCCAACAAGAAGTAACAGTAATTTAAAAGCTAGTTGGGAACAATGGAAATAAAGAAAGGAATTAAAATAATATGCCAGTAGAAATTAAAAAAACACATGTACAAGATAAACATTTAGGAATTATTAAGGAAGTTATTCCTTATAACGCTTATTCAACTCCAGCAGTATTAAGTGATGATAAAATCTTCATGCAAGGAAGAACATTCACAATCCTTGAAACTAATGAAGCTGAATTAACAGATTACAAACGTAATGAAGGTAACACGTTAACTACACTTAAAGCTGATGAAACTAGTTACGTTTTAACAGAAGAAAAATTCTGGGGAATGCAAATTGATGATTTAGATGAACACGATTTAAACACAGAGATTGAACAGTATCAAGTGGCTAAGCAAACTAATAAAGTTGTAGCCCCTTATTTAGATCAATTAAGATTTGCTACTTTAATTGGCAATTCATCTGATACAGTACTAACAACAGGAACAACAGCAGGAGCTAACTATGAAGCAGTAATTGATGCTGGAGTAAAATTAGATGAATTAGCAAATAACGGAAGACGTTTATTATTCGTTACACCTACTTTCTATGCATCGATTAAAAAAGAGATTGTTAAACTTCCTCAAGGAGATAACACAGGAGATGCTTTATTCAAAGGTGTAGTTGGAGAATTAGATGGAGCTTTAGTAATTAAAGTACCTAACAGAATTCTAAACACAGGTGAAAATGCTGTTGAAGCTATTTTAACAGTTGATAATGTTCTTGCTTCTCCAGTACAGGTTGATAAATTCGAAAGTGGTCGTTTAGGTGCAGGGAAATTCGGTGTATTCATGCAACAACTTCTTTACACAGGTGCTTTCGTACTTCAAAAAAATCAAGCTAAGATTATTACTATAGCTAAAAAAGCCCCAACTGCTAAGAAAAGCGGTACTAAAGTAGCGCCAAAAGCGTAAGAGGTGATTAAATGATAGATGATGTAAGAGTTTTGCTTGGATTGACTGATGACAGTCAAGATAGTTTGTTGTCTATCTACGAAAAACAAGCAAAACAAAAGATTTTAAATAGACTTGGGATTAATCGTTTCCCAAGTCAATTTAATTATATAGTTGTAGAGTATATAGTATATAAATATAGAAAGCGTGGAACAGAGGACGCTAGTATGGTTAAAGAAGATGTGTTAAGTAAGAATTTACTAAGCGATAATAAATTCTTTAATCAATTTGATGACGAGTTTAGAAGATTTTTGGAAAACGAAGACAAAAGGAACAAACGAACTGTATTGAGGTTTTTAAAATGTTAGCTAAGCGACATATTTACGAACTTTACAGAAAAAACAATCTTGACAGCAACGAGTGGGGGGAAGTAGTAGCAACTAAAGAAGTTATTAAGACTGTTAGTGGTGGTACTCCCCACCTTGCAGTTGTTGGTGTGAATGAGGATAAGTATTCGTCAAAAGTCTATGGAATAAGATTAGTAGTTGATGAAGTATTAGAACTTACTGAGAAAGACTTATATATTTCTAACGGTGTTAAGGAGTGGCGAATTGTTCAAATTATGCCATACGAAACATTCTTTAATAAAACAATGGTGTATTTAGATGATAAGTACTAATGTTTATACAGAACAGGTTAACGCTGAAATTGACAAAAAACTTGAAACTAAATTAAACCGTGCTGGAGAAATAGGTCGACAAACTGCTTATGACTTATCAAGAGTTGATACTTCAGATATGAGAAACTCAACTGAATATGAAGTTGAAAACAATGGAGATAGCCTTGATTTAATTCTAGGACAAGGTAACAGGCAAGTAATATACGCTAAATTCCAGGAGTTAGGAACAAAACATTTTGAAGGTACACACCACGTTAAAAAAGGATTGATTAAAGCAGTAGAGGAGTTCAAGAAATGATATTACAAGATATTATCAAGTTTTTAAAAGTCAAATTACCAAAAATTTATACAGAGCATCAAAAAGAAATAAATGTAGATCAATTCGGAGTGATTGAACTTGATTTAATCAATACTGATGAAAATTGTCAACAATGGATGGCTAATTTATATCTATATACTAACAAGAATTTAATGAAACAACACCATGAGAAGTTAAAAGAAATAATGGATTATTGCAAGTTTTACGGAAGTGTAAAAGAGGAAGGGAAAGTAATTAATATTTACACTCCTCAAGTTAACAAAATGGGAAATACTCAATTACATTACGTCCATTTACTGGCAATACCTATTAATTATTATGAAGATGAAAGAGAGGTAAATAATTAATGACAAATACATTAGAGGCAACAGTAGGAGCTAAAATTAATGATGTAGCTAATATTCTTAAAGGAACTACAGCTCAAGTGTACGCTAAAGAGAAAAACGGACAAACACGTTTTCTAGGCTGGACTAAAGGTGTATCGTTTGAAGAGGTATTAGAGAAGAGTTCGGCAGTAGGAGACGGAGCACTTGGAAACATTGCTGGGACTGAATACTACACTAAATTAAACGCTAAAATCAAAGGCTCTTTACTAGAAGTTGATGAAAAAAACTATAAAGATTTCTTTGGTTTAAAAGAGGTAACTGAAAGTACCACTCATGGATTTGAAGATACTTCAGTTGCTATTAAAGAATATAAACGTGAACCGATTATCACGAAAGATGATGTACTAGAGTATGTTGAATTAAGATATCTTGATTTAAATAAAAATGGTATGATTTTAAGAATTAGCAACGTATCTAAGTCTAATGCTTTTAAAACAACATTCGGTGATAAGAGTGAGTTAATGGTAGAATTCGAGATTGAAGGACTATACAATCCAGATAAACCTACGGAAGTACCGTGGAGACTATACACAGTTAAAAAGCAAGGTTAATTTTATAGAGGGTTAACAGCCCTCTTTTTATTTTGTATTTATTTTGGAGGTAAAAAGAATGACAGAAACTATTTCAAATGAAACATTGCCAACTACAATTACAGTTAACGGCAAGGAATATAGCAAAATTGAATTAAAAGGACGTAAATTATTTGAATTTATGCAACTAGCAAGATTAAAAAAAATTGATAGGAGTTTGGATTTTAAAAATTTACAGATCAAAAAATTTCGTGAGCCTATCCATAAGTTAGCGGATAAAGTTAATAATAAAAATAAAAAATTAGCTAAAACAAAACAAAAGAAACTTGAATGGTATGTCGAAAATGAACCGGATGTAAGAGATGAGTTTATAAAAATAATGGTTGATTATTCTATTGAACTTGTTAAAGAAGTGAATAAGGTTTTATTAGAAACAAGTTACGATGATTTAGTTGAAGTAATTTCAATAGGTTTTGAAATGGAGAAAGAAGTTGTAGAAGAATTCACTGAAGATAATTTTATGACAGCAGTTGCGATTATAAACGACGCATTTCCCAGACAATAATCGCACTTCGCTATCTTATTATAATTTTATTGATATAGATAATGTCGAGGGGCGTTTTTTTAGAGAAATGGAAATTTATTGGCTGCTTGTTAAGGAATATGGATTAATGATAGTTAACACAGCTAGCAAAAATGAATTATTAGAAATGTATTCTTGTATAGTTAGCGAAAGAGTTAGCGTTATTAATAGAGAAATGTTTTTAGCAAGTAAACCTGAAGAAAGTTATTCTTCTTACCTTGACAAAATAACAAAAGTAAAAACAACAGTTATTTCTGATTTCGAAAAAGACGAATTAGAAGAAGTGTTTAAAGAGGTACACTAATATGAAGTTATTTGATATATATGGAGTACTGAAGATTAAAGGGTTACAAGAAGCTAAAAAAGGGCTAAATGAAGTAGGTGAAGAAGCTAAAAACACTGGTGGTTGGCTTGATAGAATGTTGCAAAGATTAAAAGATACAGGAGCTAGAATATTTCGAAGTATCGGCAATTCTGTAAAAAGCACATTTAACAAAATGACTTCTGACGCTAACAGCTTTAGTAATAAATTAATGTCAGTATTCAATGGTATTAAATTAAAAATACCGCTAGGAAGTTTTAGAAGTAGCTTAAGTAGTGCTGAAAGCACAGCTAAAAGTTTTAGCAATAGATTAAAAAGTATATTTAGCGTGTTGAAACTACCAAAAGTATCAACAAGCACATTCACTGCTAGTTTAAATAGTGCCAGTAGCACAGCTAAAAGTTTTGGAACTAGATTACAAGCTATCTTAAAAGGTGTTAAATTACCAAAAGTAAATACAAGCCCATTGAAGAGTAGTTTAACTAGTGCTGAACACATGGCTAAACATACAGCTAATAATATCAATAATAGTCTAGGAAGTGTAAAAAATGCATTTGGAGGCTTAAAAGGTATATTAGGCGGTGTAGGTGGAGTGTTAGCTGGATTAGGGCTTTCACTAGGTACTAAAGCCGTGTTTGATTATTCAAAAAGTTTGGATAATGCGAAAATCAACTGGGAAGTATTAATGGGAAGTGCTGAAGAAGGACAGAAAATGTTGCAACGAATTCAACAGTTCGCAAAAGATACTCCGTTTGATTTTGATAGCACTCAAAAGTTTGCGCAACAACTTAAAATAGCTGGTTTAAATGGAAATCAATTATTTAAAACTATGCAAGTAATAGGAGATGCGGCTCAAGGGAACGCTGAAAAGGCTGAAGGAATAGCTACAGCTTATCAACAAATGTCGGCTAAAGGGAAAATTCAAGCTGAAGAGATGAACCAGTTACTAGAACGTGGAATACCTGCTTGGGATATGTTAGCTAAGGCAACAGGTAAGAGTAAAGCTGAATTAATGGACATGGCTTCAAAGGGTCAATTATTAGCTGATGAATATTTACCAAAACTAGTTGATCAAATGGATAAGACATTTGGTGGCGGAATGCAAAAACAAGCACAGACATTTAACGGTCAATTATCTCAATTAGAAGATAACCTGTTAATGTTAGGTTCTCGTGGTGTAGCCCCATTAAGACAAGCTTTAACAGGCTTGATGAAAGATGTAAATGATGTATTTGACGGTAAAATGTCAGTTACTGAAATGTTAGGAAAATGGGGAAAACAATTCAAAGAGGGTCTAACTAAATTAGGTGAAATGATTGCTAATTTTGATTTAGCTTCTTTTGTTAAGAAACTATTAAAAGGCTTTGAAGTCGGTGGAGGTTTCCTTTCTGATGTAATTCAAGGCTTCGCTAAATTAGTTGATGGAATATTTGAATTCTTACGAAAAACTGACTGGAACAGTATCGCTACTGAAGTTAGAAGTAAAATTGTTGATGGCTTTAAAAACTTCGATTTAGGTGGAGCAGTAGCATGGATAGCTAATAAAGTTATAGAGTTAGGGCACATTATTATTGATAATATCAAAAATTCAGATTTTGGAGATGTAGGAGCTACTTTAGGTAAGTTGCTAAGGGAAGCTATAGGGAAAGTTGGAGACTTCTTGGTTGATGTAGACTGGGGGAATGCTTTCTCGCTACTTTGGGATACTTTTGTAGCTGGTTTAGAATTAGTGTTTGTAGATTTACCATCTTATATAGTTAATTTCTTAAGTGGTTTATTCTTGGGAATGAGTACTGATGAAATAGGAGAAGCGATAGGGACTATATTTGATAATATAGGAACTTGGCTTTCTGAAAAATGGGACGCATTAACACAATGGCTAAGTGATACTGTTAGCGGTTGGTGGGATAGCTTATCGGGTGCATTTGATAGCTTCAGTCAATCGTTAGTAACTTGGTTAGGTGAAAAAATAGTTGATATTGTTCAATTCTTTAAAGACTTACCAACTAAAGTTAGCGAAACTGTTAGCAGTTGGTGGGAGAAAATGTCCTCTAGCTTTTCATCGTGGTGGCAAAGTTTAACTCAATGGATTACTGAAAAATTCAACCAGTTAGTAAGTTGGTTTAAAGATTTACCGAACAAGATAGCACAATTCGGGACTTGGATATGGCAAGGTATCACCGGGTCTTTAAGTTCTATGTGGAGTACTGTTACTGGTTGGTTTACAGAAAAATTCAATCAGTTAGTATCATGGTTTAGAGAATTACCTAGCAAGATTTCAAGTTTTGGGACTTGGATATGGAGCGGAATTACCGGTTCGCTTGGTTCGTTATGGTCTAGTGTAACAGGTTGGTTTAATGAAAAATTTAGTCAATTTGTTTCTTGGTTCCAACAAGGTGCCGATAGAGTTTCCGGGTTTGGGTCTTGGGTCTGGTCTAGCATTAGCGGAGGTTTAAGTTCATTATGGTCTAGTGTGACTAGTATAGGTAGCAGTATAGTCGAGGGAGTGTGGAACGGGATTGTTAGCGCTACGGATTGGTTTTACAGTCAAGTCAAAAGTTTCTTTAGTAACTTGGTTGATAGCGCTAAAAGTTTTTTAGGTATTAACTCACCCTCTAAAGTTTTTGCAAAAACAGTCGGGCACGCAATTCCAGAAGGTGTGGCACTGGGAGTTGAGCAAAAATCAGATAGTGCATTAGATAGTATTGCTACATTGTCAAAAGACATGGTAGACGCTTGGCAAGGTGATTTTGATACTAATTTTAATGCTTATGGAAATGTAAGCTTTGACAGCGAGACAAGCAATCCATTTAAATTACTTAACAGCAAATTTGATGAACTAACTACAGCATTTAGTGAGATTGAATTTAAAGGAGTAATGAATGTCGACGGTGAACATTTCGGAGAAGTATTATATAAACCTTTAAATAATTTAATTGATGAAGGAGGGATAATTTAATGAATTACTTTATTTTAGATGGCTGGAATATTACAGCTGAAGAGGGAATATATTTAATCGATAGTGGACAAGAACGTTCAAATAAGCCCCGTTTTTCTAGTGAAAATTCATACGGAGCTAACGGAAATGTGAATATATTCGAAGAAGCATTCGACACTTACTCAAGAACTTTTACTTTTCAATGTAATAGTCAAGAGAAAATGGACTTATTGATCAGTAGATTTTATGGCACTGATATGAAGTTGGAATTGTGGACACGTCCTAATCATTTCATCTACATTGATTTTAAAAATACAGTGCCAGTTAAAAGGCTTGCTGACAATCAATGGCAATGTAAATTTCAATGTGATGTTCAACCGTTTAAATATCTTAAAAACTCTCCTTCACAAGTCTTCACTAGAAGCGGTACAATTACCAACATTGGCAACTGGAGGAGTGAGCCTAAAATAATAGTTGAAGGTAGTGGAGAAACTACCTTGACTATTGGCAATCAAGTAATGAGATTAAGTCTCGATACAAGAATGACGATAGAATGTAGACATAGATTTCAACATGTATTAAATAAAAGCAATCAATTAGCTATCTCTAGTACCAGAGGTGGCTTTTTTGAGATTGAACCTGGGCTACAATCTGTAGTGTTAGGTAGTGGAATTACAAAAGTAACTATTGAACCGAGGTGGCGAATTAGATGATTTATATCGCAACAGACAATTACAAAGACGGCTTTCCTTTGTCAAAGGCTTATGACGATACTATTTATCAAAAGGGAAATGGTGAGTACTATTTAAAATTCAGATTTCCTGTAGATAGGTTTGGGATATGGAAACATTTAACCTGTGAGACTATCCTTAAAGCTGATGACACAAGAGGACTACAGCTGTTTAAAATTAAAAAGATCAATAAAATAAATGGATATATCAGAGTTTATTGTAAACATATTTCAGACGACTTGAATTATATAGGAGTGGATAAGTTGTCAGTAACAAATGCAACTGGTCGACGTGTTATGGAAGCTTTGGCAGGTAGCACAACAGAACAACACAATTTCATATTTAATAGTGATGTAGCTACAATGCATACGTTAAATTTAAGTAACACTACAGCAGGTAAGATTTTGTCAAAAGACAAACACTCAATCATAGGACAATGGGGCGGTGAACTTGTTAGGGATAACTTTCTTGTAGACTTAAAAGCACGTGCTGGAGTTGACACTGAAATATTGTTCATGAACAAGAAAAATGTTAAAAATTTGGATAATGTAATCAGTACTGAGAACTTAATAACAAGACTTAAGTTAAGTGTTGAAACAGAATACGAAGGGAAAAAGCAAACAATAACAGCTACAGTTGATAGCCCGAATATTAACGCATATCCTCGCATTTATACAAATTATCTAAAAGTTACTAACAATAATATAACAACTCAAGAAGAACTAATTGAGTATGGTAAAAAATATTTCAGAGACAAGTTAGTTGATTTTCCAACTGATAATCTGACAGTTAACGTTATTGATAAAAATCAAGAACAAGTTAGATTATTTGATACTGTATGGTTTAGAAACATTGATTTCAACATTGATAAAAGGCTAAAAGTTGTTGCTTATGAATATAGCCCTATGGCTAAAAGGTACAAGAAAATTAGTTTTGGAGCTTTAAAAGTTAGTAACTTAAGTCAGATTAAAAGCTTAAGCCAGTTAGAAGATAAGATCGAAGAAAAAGTAAATGAAAGCTTTGTTGATGCTTTTAAAATACAAAAAAACTTATCTGAATTACTGAAGTTAGACCGCAAAGCTATTGAAGATAAGATGTCGGAACTAGAGGAAAAGTCAAAAGGTGCAGTTGAAGTTAAAAGGGCGTTATTCGAGGCGGACGGTACTATTCCAGATGTAGTCAAGACGAAAATATTAGACGCCGTTGAAGGTGATATAGGACGTCTTAAAACGATTATAACCGAAGCTGAATTAATTAAGGCAATTCAAGCAAAATTAAACTTTGCTGAAATTAAAAACGCACTTATCGACAAGGCTTTTATTAATCAAATCATAAGTGATGAAAAGTTTACGCAACAGTTTGAAGAAGGACAGGTTACAACGCAAAATATTTTTACCAAATTAAAAGACAGTATCAAATCAAACATCTTAAAAGAGGTTGTCACTAAAGATGGTGTAAGAAAGATAGTAAACGACCTAACAGTAGACGCTGACGGTATACGACAGATTACACAAGAAGAAATAATAAAACGTCGTGAGGAATTGAAAGGTAAAAATAGCTACATACACACAAGGTATAGTGATAATGCAAACGGGTCTAATTTTGATACTAACTCAAATCGTAAATATATAGGGGTCTACACAGGTGATAAAGAGCAAGCGCCAACTAACCCTAGCGAGTATAGTTGGACTAAACTTAAGTCAGACGGTAGATTATACAAGGCGTACGCCAACAGTTTAACCGGTCTTGATTTTACGTTAATCGAACCCGACGAAAACGCTATGTTATTCGCTAAAAATAGACCGCGTGTAAATATCGTTAACGACAACGATATTAGCGATATATGGCAAGCTAATATGTTTCTTAGTTTCAAAGCAAATACTAAATACACGCTAACGGCTCGAGCTAAAGGAAATAGCAACAAGTTGTGGGCGTATTTTAGAAATAATAAAACAAACGCCCAATATAATTGGGGTCAGCTAGAGTTTAGAGGGTTGGAGACCAAGTCTGTAACGTTCACAACGACAAACGACGTTGATGATGTGTTGTTTAAATTTGTCTTAGTTCCGGAAGATGAAGATTGGACAGGTGTTCAGATTGATTGGTTCACAATATACGAGGGTGATAAGCGTTATAGTGATTATCCGGTTAACGAACCGGCGCAATACCATAAATACCGTTATTTTGGTTACGTGTTTAAAGAAGGTCAACCAATAGCAAGCGACTTTGACTGGTTTGACTTGCAACAAACGTCGATTACTAACGACAAATACACACACATAGTATATTCAGATAATGCTGATGGAAGTAATTTCGGGCGTGAACCTAAAAAGTACATGGGTGTAGCAAGGACTACATCACCGACCCAACCGACAAACAAGACCGCTTATAAGTGGTTCAAAATGAAAGGTGACGACGGGGTGAGTAGTTACATTCACCGTAAATACAGCGACAATGCTAACGGGTCACCAATGAGTGACAACTCAAATCTTAAGTATATAGGTATTTATACTGGTACTAGCGCAACAGCCCCAACAACGCCAACGTCTTATACTTGGAGCAAGATTAAGGGTGAAGACGGAGCACAAGGGGTACCGGGTGCTAGAGGTTCCGACGGTAGAACTAGCTATTTACATACAGCGTATTCTAACAGCGCAACGGGTGACCGTGATTTTAGTACTACTAATAGCAACGGTAAAGAGTACATAGGTACTTATAGCGACTTTGAAATTAACGACAGCAACGATTACCGCCGTTATAAATGGGTTAAAATCAAGGGTGAAAATGGTAGAGATGGTAATAACGGACGTGACGGTAGAAATGGCGATTCTTACACTAGAAACTACTTAAGCGGAACAGCGGACGAGAAAGTGCTAACCGCTGTTAACGACAACTTTGTAACTCAAGAGGCTTTTAAATTAGTAGATAATAAGAATTTTCGTGACTTAGGTTTTGTTGTTGGTGACAAAGTTACCTTTATAGCTGATTATGAGGTTTTACCGAACGGAACTAATAAGAAAATTAGTAAATTGAATTTTGAGTGGTATGACGATAATCGTTACCGTTATTGGATGAACCAAGATATAAACCCAACTAAAGGAACGTTTACAAGGACAATTACAGCTAACAACGACTTGTTAGACTCTAAACGTGCTTTTTTACGTACTGACAACGTAAACGCTAAAATCAAAATTACCAACGCCCGAGTAATTAAAGGTGATACGGTGCAACCTTGGAGCATAGCACAGGAAGACCTACAAGGTCACACCCTAACCGCTAACGTAAGATTCGAAGGCACATACATTAACAACGTAACAAATAACCTAAAAGTATTTTTAGATGTTTACTACGACGGGCGCAAAATTGCGCTCGGGTTCAATGCACAAATTAAATATAAGGGCGGTAACAGATCAGATTGGAGCGGTTTTTGGAACGCTAACGTTGATAGTACCGGAAGAATAACCAATATAGACTGGGGAAACAGGGAGCAAAACGGGGAACCGATAGACGTAATTGTATTAGTAACTTATAAAGATAAAGACGCAATAGCTAGCGCAAGGACTGATAACACACCTAATATAGGTGAGTTAAAAGAAACAATTCAAAGGTATAAAACGTTTGAAAGTACGTTAAGTGAGTTTAGATCAGAAATAGGTTACGTAAAAGAAACGACGCAAATATTGGGTGACACCGTCCCGGATATTTTAAAAGACAGTAGAACACAAACAGGTAACGACGTTTACTTTGATTCAGCTACGCCGTTAAAAGCTAATACGTGGTATACGATAATAGCTGATATTTCGGGGTTAAAAAGTAAACAAGAAACAGGAATTTACGGAGCGTCTGGAAATACTAGTAAACCTATTATGAACAGTAGAAACTTTTGGGTTGTTAAGTATCCAAGTGAACAAAATAGGGTTAATTTTTATCCGTTAGGTATAAATACGACGATTAACAACGTAAAAGTTTACGAGGGTGATTTTACCGAAACTTTACAAGGTAATTTATATGTCACACACACTATTCACCCAACAGAAAATAAGTGGCTGATAATTAGACTTAATAAAAAGTTAGAATATAAAGATATAGTTTTATATTTTGATGTAGACGGAGACGTAAACGGTAAAAGTTTTCGATACTCTAACGCCATTAGTAATTTTGACCAGGCGACTGATGTTGATTTTCCATTAAAAAATAAAGATAACGTCGTTTCGGTTGCTGGTTTTGGAAATTCAGCTATTATTCTGACGTTTAATTACGCAAACCCAACAATAAAAAACGTTAGAGTTTACGAAGTTGATTACGCTTTTCGTAAGTTAACAAAAACGCAAACCCAAAACATAGGTACCGTATTTAAACAAAGCGCCGAAGATATTATTATAGCGTGGAACAACTACAACAAATATTTTAGTTTCAACAACGAAACTTTAGATATTTTTGAAAAGGACAGCTACCAAAATAAATATAAGAAAATCTCATTAACGAGTGAGGGGTTAAAAATATACAACAACAATACATTAATTGGAACAATAGGAACATTCACACACTTAGGACAAAGTTTCAGACAAAATACCCTCGATATTGTTTTAACGGACGATACCAAAGCGTTCGGGGTCTACACTTGGCAAGATTTCAGCGCGTTCGGTTCACAAGTTACTGGTTACGCCCCGTTATTTGAAATTAAAAAAGATAACAGCGGAACTTATAGGTCTTATTTCACCCAACCATTACAAACAAGAGCCGTTTATATAGACGGTTTAAACGTTGCAGAAAACGGGACTTCGTACGTGGGAGGTATAACCAAAACAATAAACGTTGGAGGTAGAAATTTAAGATTTGTTCAAGGTATTTTAGTAAGTGGTTAGGAGGTAAAAAGTGGAGAAACCAGTAGAGATTAAAATTGCAACAGCAAAAAACAACATTTATAAATTTTTAGAGGTAACAGCAATGGAGGAACAATTACCACCGTTTGTTATTGTCGGAATATTAGCACAAAGTTTAACTGAGTGGCAACGACGCGAACTTATTCAAGTTAACGACGCTTTTAATAATCTAGTTAATGAACCTAAAGAGGGGGCTTAATAGCCCTCTTTAATTTTACACAGGAAGGAGTTTGATCAATGGAAATTACATTACCGGAACTAGCCGAACGCTATTACCATTTAACGAAAGATGTTTACATGCATGCTTTTACATTAATGATAGTGCTAGATGTGTTGACTGGTATAGCAAAGGCTTTTGTAACAAAGACACTTAATTCAACTATTAATAGAAAAGGTTTAATTCAACATATAACGGTATGGGTTATGTGCATTACTGTATATCCTTATGTTTTATATTTAGGTTTTAATGAGGCAGGGACAGTATTTTTACTATTCTTCACACTGAATTATTGCTTATCTCTAATAGAAAATCTAAGTGTTTTAGGAGTACCATTTCCAACTGGAATTAAGAAGAGGTTGGAGAAATTGAGGGATGAACTGGATAGAAAGGAATAATAGATGAAAAAATTAATTAAAATAGATTTTGACAACACAACACGAGAACGTAAAACTGAAGATAGTTATTCAGAGTTATACTCTTATGATAAAAATAACGGATTATTTGAATTTGAGATTTTAAATGATACGTTAACAACAGAACAAGTAATAGCTTTATTCAAATTTACTGAAAGCAATAAGATCTGGAAGACTACAGGGACTGTTGATGGAAATAAAGTAAATGTAACGTTTGATACTAGCTTAATTACTCAAAATGAAACGGTAATTTGTTACTTATACTTTGATGAAGAACAAAGAACATCAGACACTTACAGATTTAAATTTAAGGTTAAAGTATCTGAAATTGATAAGATGAATAGATATGAAGTTAAAGAACGATTTATCAACAATACTGTAATCGTTGATAGATTAGACGTTGTGACAAAAACCGAATTACAGGAAGTGTTAAAAAATGTTGGTGGGATAGCAACAGAGGGACTACTAACAGAGGTTAAGGCTGAAGAAATTTACGCTAAAAAAACTGAAGCAGTAGATAACACTAATTTTGAATTAGTTAAGAATAGAGTACTGGCATTAGAACTGAAGACTGATAAGGATACAGTATATGACGATAGCGAATTAAAAGGTCGTATTAGCGTGTTAGAAGCTAGAGAGTATAATAACACTATCTATGACGATACAAACGTCAGAGAGCGTCTGACAGCCCTTGAGAGCAAACCTAGTGTTGATGTGAATAACCTTGTGACTAAGGATGAGTTGGCTAGTAAGAATTATTTGACTGAACATCAAGATACTTCAAACTTTGCTTTAAAATCTGAAATACCACAACAATATAACGATACTGAAGTTAAAGAAAGACTTACAACTCTTGAGAATAAAGCCCCTGTAGACTTATCAACCTATGCCACTAAAGAGGAATTAAACGAAGTTAGGAACAGTCAACCAACAGTTGACACTTCACATTTAGTGACTAAGGACGAATTAGAGAGTAAGGGATATGTAACCGAATTACATTTAAATAATAGTACATTAGCACAAAGAGTGTCTTTGATAGAAGAACAACCTGACAAAGACACCGTTTATGACGATACAGCGCTCAAAGAGCGTGTAACGGCTCTTGAAAGCAAAGCCATTGCAGGTGGAGCGTATGACGATAGCGATTTAAGAAATCGTGTTGTAGCGTTGGAAGCTAAAGAAGATAAAGATACTAAATATGACGATACAGAAGTAAAACGTAGACTTACTGAATTAGAAAGTAAACCTAATGTTGATACTTCTGTTTTTGTTACTGAAGAGAAGTTGAATGAGAAAGGATATCTGACTCAACATCAAGATTTAACACCTTACGCTTTAAAATCTGAAATACCGCAACCATACAATGATAGCCCACTAAATGAACGTGTTACAGCGTTGGAAAACAGACCGACAACTGGTGGAAGTGTTGATACTTCTAATCTAGCGACTAAAGAAGAATTAGCTAAGGCAGTTACAAAAGAAGAACTAGAAGCTAAACATTATGTGACTACAGATGAATTGAATAACAAAGGATATCTAACAACACATCAACCACTTGATAATTTAGTTACAAAAGAAGAACTTAACAGCAAAGGTTATATAACTGATGAAGTGCTTAATAGTAAAGGATATTTAACTCAACATCAAAATATTTCACATCTAGTTTCTAATGATGAATTGAATAGTAAGGGATACTTAACCGAAGAAGTACTTAACAGTAAAAACTACCTAACAGAAGATGTGTTAAATACTAAAAATTATTTAACGCAACATCAAGATCTATCTAGTTTAGTAACTAAGCAAGAACTAGAGAATAAACATTTCTTAACAGAACATCAAACATTAACACACCTTGCTACTACTAGTGATTTAGAAGCGTTGAGAAATATTGTTGTTAGTAAGTCAGAATTAAGTAAGAAACTTGATACTACTGAATTTAACTCATTCAAAGATAATGTTGTTACAAAAACTGAATTGGCTGAAAAAGGATATATTTCAGACTTATCGAACTATGTTACTAAACAAGAGTTACACGAAGCAACGGAGATTGATTATTCTAATATAGTAACTACAGATGAACTTGAACCTTACGCTAAGAAGTCAGAATTACCTCAACCATATAATGACAGTGCTTTAGTAAGTCGTGTAAGTGCATTAGAGAATAAACCTACTACTAATCAATTTGAAATTCACGGAACTGGAATGCCTAACGGTGTAGTAGAAGCTGAAATTGGTACAACTTATGTTGATAAAAATAAAACTAACGGAGCTTTGAAATGGATAAAAACTACTAACGGTGGGAATACAGGCTGGGAAGTTTTAATAGGAGATACTGGTTGGAGAACGTTAAATAGCGTCTCTAGAGCAGGCAATTCGTTCATTAAAATCAGACGAGTAAACAATCTTGTTACTTACCAGTTCGGAGGTCTTCAATGGGGTTGGTTTGGAGTAGGTAGACGTAACGGCCCAGGATTTTTAAGACACAATAGTAGCGGAGACAAAGGGGCTAAAGTTATTGCTCCTAACGGAATTCCCGAAGGCTTTAGAAGCGAAAATTCACTTGTAGGACCAACTTATGATGATAAGGGTAGACCTTATGGAATTTGGTATTTAGGTGGTAAATCTGACTTAAATTTCATTCAATTCACATTTAACGAAGATATTCCAACTGACCGAGACATCGGGGATATTCGAGTAAGTGCAATCTCTTATTTAACAGCTGACCCATGGCCAACACAATTACCATAATTTAAGGAGGATAAAACAAATGGAACAATTACAACCTATATTATTAACATTAATCGTATTCGGACTTAACCTATTAGGTAAGTTTTTAAAAGAGTGGAAAGCATTCCCGACAGAACTTATCCCTCAAGTATTAGGAGTACTTGGGGGACTTATAGGTTGGGCTGTATTTAAAGATACTAACGCAGTACTTTTAGGACTTGCAAGTGTAGGAACACATCAAGTTGTTAAGCAGTCTAGAAATAATGATAACGTTGATAATTCAGAGAAATAATGGTATAATTTAAATATCAATCCCCCTGTTCCTTTTAAGGCAGTTACGACTGACGCAGGGGTTCTTTTTATAGGTGTCAATGAAGAGTTGAGAAAAACGCAGAAAAGTTGAGAAAAACGTAGAAGACTAGGTTTATATCTAGTCTTTTTTATATTAATTAAACGGAGGATAAATAATGGTATTACTTAAAAAAATACTAGATTTTTTAAAATCTGAAGTAAATAAACTTCATGATTTTGACGGATACTACGGTAGCCAGTGTGTGGATTGGATAAACTACTACTTATGGACTTTCTGGAAGATAAGACTGTTCGGAAATGCTATTGATTTACTTAATAACGCAAAAGAACAAGGCTTACAGGTTATTTACAACGCACCAGGAGTAAATCCAAAGGCTGGAGATATATTTGTAATGGAAGTACCGTCACACCAGTTTGGACACACAGGAGTAGTGATTGAAGACAGTGACGGATATACAATTAAGACTATTGAACAGAACATAGACGGTAATGCTGATGCTTTAACCAACGGAGGTCCTGCACGTTATAACGAGCGTGATTTTACTGGAGTTATCGGTTGGATAAGACCGCAAATTGATTATACACAGGAGGAACAACAAATGACTTATACTGAAGATACTACTTACTTACGACAAACACCTCAAGTAGGTGTCGCACCATATCGACAAGTGCACGCTCACTCAACTGGAAATCCTAATAGTAAAGCTAGTGGAGAAGCTACTTACATGTTAAATAAAGACCTAAGCGATGGGTTCTACACTCACGTTGTTGGGAATGGTAAAGTCTACCAAACAGCTTACGTAGGACAAGGTGCATGGGATGTTGGTGGAGGATGGAACAATGAGACTTTCGCAGCAGTCGAACTTATAGAAAGCCACCGAACTTATGAAGAGTTTAGGGCGGATTATGAAATCTACATCCAACTACTAAGAGATTTAGCTAATCAAGGTGGTATCCCTGTTACAGTTGATACTGATAGTTTAGAGGGAATTAAAACGCATTATTACTGCACAAATAACCAACCTGACAACGTTTCAGACCACATAGATCCTTACCCTTATTTGGCAAAATGGGGAATTTCTAAAGAACAGTTTAAAAAAGATGTTGAAAGTGGTATTATTTCTAACGCACCTACTAAGGTTGAATTAGATGTTCTTGATAGCAACACAACGCTTGAGAATAGGGAGCAACCCTATTATCGAGGATATTTAAGTGAAGACTACTACCTTGAGACCGAACCTAACGCAAATAGTGCTGATAAGGAATTTATGGCGAAAGGTACTGAAGTATATGTATATGAGAAAAAGAACGGTTGGAGTAGAATTAATCATAACAACAGTAATCAGTGGTTAGAAGATGAATATATAGTAGAAGCTAGTGTTTTCTAGATTGATTTTAAAATATATTTGTGTTAAAATGTAAATGTCCTTTCAACCTACAAATAAAAGGATAAAAACACTTTCAAGCTCTCACTTTTTGTGGGGGCTATTTTTTTATGCAATTTTTAAAACTTTTTTTAAAAAAACTATTTACATTATACCTAATATTAGGTATAATTAATAATGTAAAGAACAGGAGGACAAGACAATGACTAAAAAACACA